GCTATAGCAATGGATATATCCGCATGAAACGACACGGCTTGGCAACGCATGGCACTTCCCGATAGTTTAGGGGATTCCCTAAAACGGCCAATAGCGCGACCATACCCTACCCCCACCACCCGCTGGGCTAAGTGAGACTCCGCGCTACCCTTGTAATACTAATCTACCCGAACGATTCTCTATTTTTTCGTTTTCAACAAAGCCTACCACCAGAAACCACAAAACTCCAATTCTCGATACCCCCCACCCCTATTTTGCAACCCCTTGTCAAAAAATTTTTTGTACCCTATTATTACGTTACCGGTTAATAACCTGCGAATAGAGATGACATTGAACGTAACGCCAGAGCTGGGTGTATCCTTGGAGGATGAGGCGAAGACTATTTCGCTACCAGAGCGCACTGCTGCGTTGGCCAAGACTGTGTCACTGCTGGAAGATCATGGACTGGACACCACACCAGACGCCGACGATCAGGATGTAGCAGCTGCGCTAGTCACCTCATTTGCCCAAGACCCTGAGAAAACCTCCCGCAAGGTGACAACTACCCGTGCAGCCAAGTTGACTCCGGCGTCTATTAAGATGGCAGGTGCTATCATAGATGAGTTTAACCACTCCGTGGTAGAGTCGGCCAAGCAACTGCGCAATCTCGTCACGAACAAGCTCATTATTGAGTCGGAGAATCCCGACCCTCGCGTGCGGATGCGTGCTCTGGAGCTGTTGGGTAAGATTTCGGACGTAGGGTTGTTCACAGAGAAGTCTGAGGTGACGATTACACACCAGACAACGGACGACATCAAAGAGAAGCTGCGCGGTAAATTAGCTAAATTGGTGAATCCGCCGGAAGAAGAAGTGTCTGATGCTGTGCTCGTCATGGATGATTCGGAAGATGACTTGAACGAAGAGTTTGGGTTTGATGATGACTGAGCTATCGGATTTCACAGAAGCTGATATCGAGGTGATGCTCGCGAACCTAAACACGTTCAGTGCAGAGGAAGTGTTGGAAATCGACAAGATGGTCGATGAGCTCCACACGAGAAGCACGAACAAACGTGCCTATGACGACTTGATTGAGTTCTGCAAGCTAATGATGCCCGACTTTATTGTGGGTAGACACCACCGCATCCTCGCAGACATGCTGATGGGTATTGAACGGGGTGATAAGGACCGGGTATGTGTTAACATCCCACCGCGTCATGGTAAGTCACAGCTCGTCTCTATCTTCTATCCTGCTTGGTTTTTGGGGCGTAACCCTGATAAGAAGGTCATGATGGTGTCCCACACCACTGATCTGGCAGTAGATTTTGGTCGTAAGGTGCGTAACCTGATCGCCACAGATACTTACAGGTCTATCTTCCCCACAGTAAAACTGGCACAGGATAGTAAGTCAGCCGGTCGGTGGAACACAAACGTCGGGGGAGAGTATTATGCGTGTGGTATTGGCTCTGCACTTGCGGGTCGTGGTGCTGACTTACTACTTGTGGATGACCCACACTCAGAGCAGGATGTCATCAACGGCAACTTTGGAGTCTTTGAAAAGGCATATGAGTGGTTCACCTTCGGTGCTCGTACCCGTCTGATGCCCGGTGGCCGTGTGGCTATTATCCAGACTCGCTGGCATCTTGACGACCTGACAGGCCGTGTGACACGTGACATGGCTAAGAACGAGCGTGCCGACCAGTACGAAGTGGTTGAGTTTCCGGCTATTCTAGAAGTCAAGGACAAAAAGACTAATAAGATGGTTGAAAAGCCACTTTGGCCAGAGTTTTTTGACCTGGAAGCGCTCCTGCGGACCAAGGCTTCTATGCCGGTGTTCCAATGGAACTCTCAGTACCAACAACAGCCTACGACGGAAGAAGCCGCGCTTATCAAACGGGAATGGTGGAACGAGTGGACCCGCGACACTCCACCATCCTGCGAGTATATTATCATGTCACTTGACGCCGCAGCCGAGAAGCACAACCGTGCAGACTACACAGCGCTTACCACGTGGGGTGTTTTCCTGAACGAGGAAAACAACGCTTACAATATCATATTGTTAAATAGCATCAAACAGCGTATGGAGTTTCCAGAGCTAAAGCAACTTGCGATGGAAGAGTACCGAGACTGGGAACCAGACTCCTTCATTGTGGAGAAGAAAAGTTCCGGTGTGGCCTTGTATCAAGAGATGCGACGTATGGGCTTGCCGGTATCTGAGTATACTCCACATAGGGGGTCGGGTGATAAGCTCGCGAGACTTAATTCCGTTGCAGATATTGTAGCATCTGGCCTATGCTGGGTGCCACAGACACGGTGGGCAGAAGAAGTGGTCGAAGAGATTGCAGGATTCCCTTTTATGAGCAACGATGACCTCGTGGACTCTACGGTGATGGCCCTCATGCGCTTTAGACAGGGGGGATTCATTCGGCTTCCCTCAGATGAACCCGAGGAAGAACGGTTCTTTAAACAACGCCGCGGCGGATTTTATTAAGAGGTATAGCTATGGCTATCGAAAAAGGACTTTACGCTTCCCCACTTGGGTTGACCGCAGGAGACGACGACCTTGACACTGTAGAAGAGTCAGAGATGTCGGATGCTGCGTTGGAAATCGAGATTCTAGACCCAGAAGCGGTCATTCTTTCCGACGGAAGCATGGAGATCACACTTATCCCGGGCGATGAGGATGATTTTACCGAGTTTGGCATGAACATTGCAGAGGTTTTGGACGAAAGTCACCTAAACGAGCTCTCAGACGAGCTTGTAGGACAGGTACAGACCGATATCGAGGGCCGTAAGGACTGGGCAGACACGTTTGTCAAGGGTTTAGATGTCATCGGCTTCAAATATGAAGAGCGCACAAGCCCTTGGGAGGGTGCCTGCGGGGTAAGTTCTGCAATTCTAGCCGAAGCTGCCATCCGTTTCCAAGCTGAGACCATGAGCGAGACCATGCCAGCCGCAGGTCCGGTGCGAGTCAAGATTCTTGGGGAAGAAACCCAGGAAAAAGAGGAAGCAGCAGCCCGCGTAAGCGCGGATATGAACTATGAGCTCACTGAGAACATGGTTGAGTACCGTCCAGAGCACGAACGGATGCTGTACAGCCTTGGTTTGGCGGGTTCGGCCTTCAAAAAGGTGTATTTTGACCCTAATTTGGGCCGTCAAGCAGCCATTTATATCTCTGCAGAGGACGTGATTGTGCCCTATGGCGCGTCTAATATCGAGTCTGCAGAGCGTGTTACGCACGTCATGCGTAAGACAAAGAACGAGCTGAAGAAGCTCCAAGCCGCAGGGTTCTACCGAGATGTAGACCTCGGTGACCCAGAACCGTACCATACCGATATTGAAGAGAAGAAAGCGGAAGAGGGGGGCTACTCGCTCACCAATGACGACCGATACACAGTTTATGAGATACACGCCGACCTCGTTATTGAGGGTATAGATGACGATGACGATATCGCTCGCCCGTACGTCGTCACCATCGAGCGTGGCAGTGGCGAAGTGTTGGCTATCCGTAGGAACTACGAAGAGGGTGACCCACTCACTCTGAAGCGCCAGCACTTCGTCCACTATGTTTATGTACCGGGGTTCGGGTTCTACGGCCTTGGCTTGATCCACATCATTGGTGGCTACGCCCGTGCGGGTACGTCGCTGATTCGTCAGCTTGTTGACGCTGGTACGCTCTCGAACCTGCCGGGTGGCTTGAAATCACGTGGGTTGCGGATCAAAGGGGACGACACACCCATCGAACCGGGCGAATTTAAGGACGTAGACGTGCCTTCCGGGTCGATCCGGGACAACATCATGCCTCTACCCTATAAAGAGCCCTCACAGACGCTCCTAGCGCTCCTGAACCAGATTACGTCTGAGGGTCGTAGGTTGGGCGCGATCAGCGACATGAACATCTCTGACATGTCTGCAAACGCCCCTGTGGGCACGACACTGGCTCTGCTGGAGCGCACACTGAAGCCTATGGCTGCGGTGCAAGCACGCGTACACTACGCGATGAAGCAGGAGTTCAAGCTACTCAAGGCTATCATGGCTGAGTATGCCCCCGCAGAGTACACGTACCAGCCCCTGAGAGGCGAAGTGAGCGCCAAGCGGGCTGACTACATGATGGTGGACGTGATCCCTGTCAGCGACCCTAATAACTCCACTATGGCGCAGCGGGTTGTGCAGTATCAGACCGTGCTGCAGATGTCCGCACAGGCTCCGCAGATTTATGACCTGCCACAGCTCCACCGCCAGATGATCGAGGTGCTGGGTGTAAAGAACGCTGATAAACTTGTACCGACCAAGGACGACGCGAAGCCGACGGACCCGATCAGCGAGAACATGGACGCGCTCATTGGTAAGCCGGTAAAGGCGTTCATTTACCAAGATCACGAGGCGCACATCGCTACGCACACGTCGTTCATGCAAGACCCGATGATGGCGCAGATGATCGGACAGAACCCACAGGCTAAACAGATCATGGCCTCGCTGCAGGCGCATATCGCCGAGCACCTCGGGTTCTCTTATCGCCAGAAGATCGAAGAGAAACTGGGTGTGTCACTACCTGCTCCGAACGAACAGTTGCCTGAAGACATCGAAGTACAGCTGTCACGACTGGTTGCCGACGCAGGTAAACAGCTCACACAGGCTAACCAGCAGCAGGCCGCACAGCAGAAGGCCCAAGAACAGCAGCAAGACCCGATCATTCAGATGAAACAGGCTGAATTGCAGATCAAACAAGCTGAGCAGCAGCGCAAAACCCAGAAAGATCAGGCGGATGCGGTACTGCAGAACGAAGAACTCCAGCTACGCAAGGCTAAAGAAGCCGCTAACGCGATGCTGGAAGCAGAGAAGCTGAAGATTGACCAAGCAGAATTGGCGATTGAAGCTGAAGTAAAGGGTGTTCAGCTGGAACAGTCCAGCCGCGCAAACCGGGATAAAATGACGCTTGAAGCGGCCCGGATGATGCAGGCGCAGAACACTCGTAAGCCAAACGGGGAGCGATAGAATACCATGGCTAAAACCGTCTTTGACGTGCTGAAGGACAAAATCGAGGGCGATAAGTCCTCTGCACTGGAATTTCTTGGGGGTGGTGGAGCAAAAGACTTCGCCCAGTACAAGGAAGTTGTTGGCTTAATTCGAGGTCTCGAAGCTGGCATTAACTACGTGGAAGACCTTGCGAAGAACTATATGGATGACGATGATGACTGAAGAAACAGTTAAAATCAGCGACGCTGAACTGGAACTACAACTACCCAAGCCCGTAGGATACCGCATCCTCGTGGCTCTACCACAGCCCAAAGAGACTTTTGAGGGTTCGTCTGTTTTGAAGACGGAAACCGCTAAGTCACAGGACCACATCATGTCTATTATTGGTTTGGTTGTTGATATGGGTAGCGGTGCATACGCCGACAAAGACCGGTTCCCAGACGGAGCTTGGTGTAAAGAAGGCGACTTTGTGATGTTCCGCATGAACTCTGGAACACGTTTCACCATCGGTGGTATTGAGTATCGGCTTATGAACGATGACTCAGTAGAGGCGGTAGTGGCTGACCCAACCGGCATTCAGAGGGCATAAACATGGCTTTTCAAAAAGTAGAATTTGAGTTCCCCGAAGACGAAGACAACAAGTTGGATGTCGAGGGAACAAGTGCGGTGGAGATCGACGTCACCGGTAAGAAGACCAAAGCGGACTTCACCGAGGCTGAGACCGTCAACGATGACGATGAAGACGACGACGTTGAGTTGGAGATCGTTGACGACACCCCCAAGGCAGACCGGGGCCGTAAGGCCTCAGAGCCCCCCACAGACGTCACAGATGAAGAGCTGGAGGACTACTCCGACAAGGTGCGCAAGCGCATCCAGCACTTCAGTAAGGGCTACCACGACGAGCGTCGGGCTAAAGAAGAAGCCCTGCGTGGACGTCAGGAGCTCGAGCGCGTTGCCCAACAGCTTGTAGAAGAGAACAAGAAGCTCAAGGGTAACGTCAACAAGAACCAAGCAGCACTGCTCGATCAGGCGAAGAAGAACGCCGAGATTGAATCAGCCGCGGCGAAACGCGCGTACAAAGAAGCGTACGAGGCGGGTGACTCCGATGCAGTACTGGACGCACAAGAAAAGCTAACCAATGCTAAGATTAAGTCCGATAGGTTAGCAAACTTCAAACTACCATCTTTACAGGAGGAAGAAACGCCTGTAAACGTAGTAGCAGAACAACCCGCCCCGGCAGTACAAGTCGATGAACGGGCCACTAATTGGCAGAAAACCAACGAATGGTTCGGCGCAGACGACGAGATGACGAGTCTAGCGCTGGGGTTGCACAATAAACTCGTCAAACAGGGCGTAAGCCCGCAGAGTGATGAATACTACGAGACGATTGATTCTCGTATGCGTCAGGTTTTCCCCGATAATTTCGAGGATGCCGAACCGAAGCGGAAGAAGACTCAGGTGGTAGCGCCCGCAACGCGGAGCACGGCACCTAGAAAAGTGACGTTGACACGCACTCAAGTCCAAATCGCTCGGAAGTTGGGGCTGACACCCGAACAATACGCCAAACAGGTTGCAATAGATATGAGGAAACAAAATGGCTGATAATCGCATTAACCGCGAGCTTGATACTCGCGACCGCACTACCCGTAAAAAGGCATGGGTTCGCCCGGAATTACTTCCGTCACCGACTCCTGAAGCTGGATACGATTATCACTGGGTCCGCGTGAGTACGCAAGGCCATGTAGACGCCACCAACGTTTCTTCCAAACTGAGAGAAGGTTGGACGCCTGTAAAGGCAACGGATCACCCGGAGATTATGATGGTTTCTATTGAGCAAGAGCGCTTCAAGGACAACATCGTTATCGGTGGTTTGATGCTGTGCAAGGCACCACGCGAGATGGTCGAAGAGCGGAACGAGTACTACTCGGGACAAGCCAAGGCCCAAATGAACTCCGTGGATAACAACCTTATGAGAGAAAATGACCCTCGTATGCCTCTGTTTAATGAACGGAAGACGCGGGTTACTTTTGGTAACGGAAACTAAAAGGAGCTTAAAATGGCTTATCCTACTGTAAGCGGGCCTTATGGCCTGAAACCGGTCAACTTGATCGGCGGGCGGGTGTTTGCGGGCGCGACTCGTCAAATTCCTATTGCTTCAGGTTACAACACAAACCTCCTTAACGGAGACCTTGTGAAGTTGACTACTGATGGCACGCTCGTAAAAGACGCTGGCACTGTAACCGCTACACCCGTGGGTGTATTTCTTGGTTGCAAGTACACTGACCCTAACTTGGGCTATGAGTTGTACAGCCAGTTCTTCCCAGCGAACACTGCAGCATCCGACATTGTCGCCTATGTAGCAGACGATCCTGACCAGCTTTATAAAGTTGCCGTTGTGTCTGGCACAACTGTAATTGCTGGCGTAGGTCGCACTGTTGTAGGTAACAACATGTCACTCGTGCAAAACGCGGGTTCGACCCAGTCTGGAAACTCGAAGGTCGCCGTGCTTTCGACTTCAGCAGCCACCACTAACACTCTGCCAATGCGCGTCATCGACGTGGTTGTAGAGACTGCATCAGCCGCAGACACTTATGTCGAACTGCTCGTTAAGTTCAACTGGGGCATGCACCAGTATCAAAACGCAACTGGCGTATAAGGAGAATATCACATGGCAATTTCACGTGCACAGCTACTTAAAGAGCTGCTCCCCGGCCTGAACGCCTTGTTCGGTCTGGAATATGCTAAGTATGGCGAAGAGCATAAAGAGATTTTTGAAACTGAATCATCGGATCGCTCCTTTGAAGAAGAAACAAAACTCTCAGGTTTCTCAGCCGCACCTGTCAAAGACGAAGGCTCTGCCATCGAGTATGACAATGCGCAAGAAGCATGGTCTGCTCGTTATACACACGAAACCATCGCGATGGGCTTCTCAATCACTGAGGAAGCTATCGAGGATAACCTGTACGACTCCCTGTCGTCCCGTTATACAAAAGCGTTGGCTCGTGCTATGGCGTACACCAAACAAGTCAAAGCCGCTTCCATTCTGAATGGCGCGTTTTCTGGCACTACGTATGGTGACGGCGTAAACCTCTGTTCGACAGCGCACCCGCTTACTTCTGGCGGCACAAACTCGAACCGCCCTACCGTTGCAGCTGACCTTAACGAAACTTCCTTGGAAGCGGCTGTTATTCAGATTGCAGCGTGGACAGACGAGCGCAGCCTGTTGATCGCTGCTAAACCACGCAAACTCATCATCCCGCCGGCGTTGCAATTCGTTGCTACACGTTTGTTGGAAACTGAGGGCCGCGTCGGTACAGCAGACAACGATCTGAACGCCCTGCGCTCTAACGGTTCCATCCCTGAAGGCTACGCCATCAACCATTATCTCACAGATAATAACGCATGGTTCCTGACGACCGACATTCCAAACGGTCTGAAGCACTTCACACGTAGCCCAATGGCTACTTCGATGGATGCTGACTTTGATACTGGCAACAGCCGCTACAAAGCCCGTGAGCGTTACTCCTTCGGTGTGTCTGACCCGTTGGGCATCTATGGTTCTCCCGGCGCGTAAGCGTACAGAGAGTTATATTAAGGGGGCTGCTTCGGCGGCCCCTTTTCTCGTTGTTGACATATTACGTTATCTGGTGGTAGTTTATTAAGTATCGGGACTCCCCGGTGAATCTGACAGGCCCGACTGACGACATGCAGACAGATTCACTTAACTCGCATGTGAGGACATATTCATGGCGAATACTACATTTTCAGGTCCAGTGACCTCTACCAATGGCTTTGTTGGCGATATTACAGTCCCAACTTACACAGTTGCAAACGCTCCCTCCGCAGTGACTGCGGGTGCAGGTACAGTTGTGTACGTGTCTAACGGCGCAGCTGGTTCCGCTATCCTAGCCTTCTCTGATGGCACAAACTGGAAGCGTTCTGACACAGGCGCTACAATCGCAGCAGCATAAGGAGCTAGGTTATGAGTGATCGTTTCACCCCACCTTCCACCGAAGAACTCGCTGCTCGCGGGCTAAATCCTGACGGCACCCCCGTCGAGAAAGTGGCACCTAAAAAAGCAGTGAAGAGCTCTTCTGATAAGAAAGAGGGCTAATCATGGCCAATTCAGACGTACGCACTAAACGGGTCATAGCGGCGGCTTCTCTAGCTGTCGGCCCTGCACGTATCCGCCAAGTGCAGGTACTAACCACCGCGGGTGGCGCAGGTCGGCTAACTATCACAGACGGTGCCGGTGGCCCCACTGTGCTTGACCTAGACTTTCTAGCTTCTGATTCTCACTCCGTTAACATCCCTGATTGGGGTATCCGGTGTCAGAATGATGTGCTCATCACTGCGATGACTAATATCAGCGCAATGACTGTGTTCTACAGCTAGAGGTGCATCATGCGGTGTTACTACAAAAGCGGCGGCTCGGTTAAGAAGTCTCCTGCGTGGACACGCAAAGAGGGCAAGAGTGAGTCCGGTGGACTCAACGCAAAGGGTGTAGCCAGTTACCGTAAGGCTAATCCCGGAAGTAAGCTGAAGACCGCTGTCACTACAAAGCCGAGTGAGTTGAAAACGGGCTCAAAAGCTGCGAACCGCAGGAAATCGTTTTGTGCCCGTATGCAGGGCATGAAGAAAAGAAACACTAGCTCCGAGACCGCAAATGATCCCGATAGTCGGATCAACAAGAGCTTGCGGAAATGGAACTGTTAACATGGCTATATCGCGTAGCCAAATGCAGACCCAACTAACGGGGGATAAGATGCCGGCCAAGTCAGAAAAACAACGCAAGTTTATGGCAGCGGTCGCAAACAATCCCAAGTTCGCGAAAAAAGTTGGGGTACCTCAAAATGTAGGAGAAGAGTTTATGAAGACTAAGAAATATCAGCGCGGCGGTATGACCGAGCGCCAGCGTAACATGGACCGTGCTTCGGAACTCGAAGGTATGGAAGCCACAGAAATGGGTAAGGCCCCACCGAAAACTTCTGCGCCTCTCGAGTCTATGCGCCCAAAAGCGCGTCCGACACGCGCTGCCCCTGTTAGTTCCCTTCGCCCAAAAGCGCGTCCGGCAATGGATGACGACATGTCCGCCGAAAGTGCCGTGGGCCGTGGCAATCGCGCTGCTATGCGTGAAGCCGAAGACATGCCCCAGATGAAAAAGGGTGGTAAGGTCAAGAAGCCAAAGCTGAAGAAGGTAATGGGCAGCGGCGCATCTAAGTCTAGCGCTAAAGCACGCGGTTACGGCATGGCCCGTGGCGGCAAAGTCTGTAAGATGCGATAATGCGTAGCTACTACAAGGATAACTCTTGTGGGTGCGGCTACAAAGCTGGTGGGGAGGTCTGGACAAAGGACCGCCCCGAAAAGCTGGGGAAGTCTAAGAAACTTTCCCCTAAGAAGAAGAAAAGTGCTGAGGCCATGGCATCTAAGGCAGGGCGTCCGTACCCTAACCTTGTAGATAATATGCGGGCAGCGAAGGGCTAACCATGACAACATCGGGCAGTACAGCATTCGACATGGACTTCACGGAGATTGCGGAAGAAGCATGGGAACGTGCTGGCCGCGAGATGCGCTCTGGTTACGACTTACGCACCGCCCGTAGGTCTATGAACTTGATGACAATCGAGTGGCAAAACCGCGGCATCAACATGTGGACCATCGACAGCGGTACCGTGAACCTAACGCAGGGTACGTCCCAGTACGCATTGCCAGCGGATACCATTGATCTGCTCGAACATCAAATACGTACAAACAGTGGTAACTCAAACACACAATCGGACCTTACCATAAGCCGGATTAGTGTAAGCACGTACGCGTCTATACCAAACAAGTTATCACAAGGTCGCCCCATCCAGATGTACATAGAGCGTCTACGGGACGCTCCGGTTGTCAACGTGTGGCCAGTACCCGATAACAACAACTATGTGCTGTACTACTGGCGTATGCGGCGCATCCAAGACGCAGGTAGCGGTGTACAGACTGCGGATATGAACTTCCGTTTCTTCCCATGCCTTGTGGCAGGTCTGGCGTACCACATCGCCATGAAAGTTCCTGAGCTAGTGGACCGTATCCCGATGCTGAAAGCTGTGTACGACGAACAGTTTGATATGGCTGCAGGCGAAGACCGAGAGAAGACGTCAGCGCGGTTTGTACCGCGGATCGGCAGGATTGCCTGATGGTTGCCCGGTTCGCCTCTTCCCAAAAAGTACTCGCGCTATGCGACGTATGTGGGTTCCAGTACAAGTTACGGGAGCTACGCAGTCTTTTTGTGAAAGGGCGCGATACCAACGTCAAAGCCTGTCGGGAGTGCTGGAATCCAGACCACCCTCAACTGAAGTTGGGTGAGTTCCCCGTGAATGATCCGCAGGCTATCCGCAATCCGCGCATTGATACCAGTATCACTGCCTCTGGGGATTATAGCAGTACTAACCTGCAGTGGGGTTGGAACCCTGTAGGTGGTGGCAATGACCCATTTGGGTTAACCCCGAACGACCTAATTGGTGTAGGCCAAGTAGGTAATGTAACCGTAATAACATCCTAGGAGTGTTCCGATGAAAGTTTTCGACATGGAAGAGCCAAAGATCACAAAAAGTAAGGGCGTGCAGCCCTGTGGTCATGCTCCGAAGCCTGATATGGAAGGCGTTAAAACCACCGGCGTTAAAATCCGTGGTACTGGCGCTGCTACTAAGGGCACTATGGCCCGCGGACCTATGGGGTAAGCTATGAACTATACCGAGCTGAAAACAAATATTGAAGACATCTGTGAGAACTCTTTCACAGAAGATCAGCTCGCTATGTTTACGCAGCAGGCTGAACAGAAAATCTACAACACGGTGCAGATACCTGCCCTGCGGAAGAACGTGACGGGTACGCTAACAGTTAGCAACAAGTACCTGTCTACTCCTTCTGACTTTCTGTGGTCTTACTCGTTGGCCGTCGTTGATGGGGGTGGTGTGTACCACTTCTTGCTGAATAAGGACGTCAACTTCATGCGTGAGGCGTACCCAAACCCAACGGATACCGGGTTGCCGAAACACTACGCATACTTTGACGACAACACGTTCATTGTTGGACCTACTCCGGATTCTTCTTATGAATCGGAGCTGCATTACGGGTACTACCCACAATCAATAGTCACCGCCGGTACGACATGGCTTGGCGATGAGTTTGATTCGGCGCTTTTGAACGGCGCATTGCTCGAGGCTATTCGCTTCATGAAGGGTGAACCAGACGTGGTCGCTATGTACGAGAAAATGTACCTACAGGCCATTACTTTGCTAAAGTCTCTTGGCGATGGTAAATTACGAGAAGACGCATACCGCTCGGGACAATTCCGAGTGCCAGTAAGTTAAGGAGGCCAACATGGCAATTACACAGGCAATGTGCACATCTTTCAAAGTCGCTCTTTTGAACGGCGAGATGGATTTCAGTGCAGACACGACACAGACCTTTAAGATCGCTCTGTACACGAGTGCAGCGAACTTGAGCGCAGCGACAACTGCGTACTCAGTGACGAATGAGGTTTCCGGAACAGGCTACGTAGCAGGGGGTAATACGCTCACTATTTCTGCCGCTCCAGCGTCTTCTGGGACCACAGCGTTCTTGGACTTCGCGGATACTACGTGGACTGACGCCACAATCACAGCTCGTGGGGCGTTGATCTACAAAGCCGGCGGTACAAATGCTGCGGTCGCTGTCCTTGATTTCGGCGCAGACAAGACCTCTACCGCAGGCGACTTCGCGGTGCAGTTTCCAACAGCAGATGCTACGAACGCTATCGTACGTATTGCTACCCCGTAAGGTGTCTGTATGGCGTCTTCAGTAGAATACATTGGCTGGGGTAGCGGTGCTTGGGGCCAGACGGCTTGGGGCACCGACCTCACCATTGTTTCTGTTGATGGCGTAGCTGCAAACGGTATTGCCGCACCCGTAACGGTTGATGCGGAAGCTAACACCCTTGTCGCGGGTGTCGAAGCTGTTGGGCACATAAACGACGTAGGTATCGACGCGGAAGCCGACGTACTCGTACAGGCTGTCAGTGCTGCTGGCTCTATAGGTACAGTCGCGGTTAGCGCAGCCGCAGGGGTATCAGTAACCGGAGTACAAGCCGCCGGTGCTGTAGGTGACCTAACTGTAGACGCCGAGGCCAATGTACCTTTGACGGGTGTAGAAGCCGACGGAGCCG